TAATAATTAATTTAGTGTGGGCTTCGGCCCACACATAATTTAAGGAGAAAATTAATGAGTACATATCCAGTAGATATTAAATCAACGACAGCTTCAGGCGTAGCTACACATAATGCAATTGGTACAGGAGCACCTGGTAGAGCTTTAGGTCTTTTTGTATCTAAAGAAGGCGGACAAGCTGCATCTACAGTTAAAATTCTTGATGATTCAACTGTGTTAGCTGAATTTTTAATTCCAGCTACTAATACAACTAACGGTCCAGGTTCAACTACCTATATGCAGTTTCCTGGAACAGGTTTTAGAGCATCCACAGCTTTGAAGTTTCAGATCGTAACAACAGCTACTTCAGTAACATTGTTACACGGCTAGGAGTTTAAATGGCTACTATAACTTACACAGTAACCGTAGCAACGGGGACAACCCAATATGGAACCGGTAATAGATTTTATATTAACGGAGAGTTAGCCCCTGTTCTATATTTAGATGAAGGTAGCACTTATATTTTTGATTTATCTGATTCAACAAACGATACACATCAATTAGCTTTTTCTACAAATCCAAACAATTCACCAGCTGCAGCTTATACAACAGGTGTAACTACAACTGGTACACCAGGAACGGCTGGAGCTAAAGTAACTATCAATGTTGCACCAGTTAAAAGAACAGGTGCGCCTGTTTTATTTTATTATTGCACAGCTCACTCTGGTATGGGTAATGCTGCACAAACTGTTTCGCCAACATCTGGTGAATCAGAATTTAATCCACAAATAGATGATATCATTGAAGAAGCTTTTGAGAGAACAGGAGTGCATGGCACTAGAACTGGATATCAATTAAAATCTGCCAGAAGATCTTTAAACGTCATGTTTCAAGAATGGGGTAATAGAGGAGTTCATCTTTGGAAAGTTAAACTTGCAAAAGTTCCATTAGTAGAAGGACAAGCAGAATATAATTTTGCATCTGACTCTGCTAATTTTCCACAAGATATAGATACAGTTTTAGAGGCTTATTATAGAAATAATTCAGACGCAACAGCACCACAAGATATTGCGTTAACAAAAATAGATAGATCTGCGTATTCACAAACACCAAATAAATTAGCTAAAGGAACACCATCACAATATTATGTGGAGAGAAAATTAAACCCAAGTATATTTTTATATACAACACCAAGCTCAAGTGTATCAGATTCTACAACACCAAGTAATTTTCAATTTTGTTTTTATTATCTAGCTAAAATTCAAGACGCTGGTTCTTATAATTACACATCTGATGTAGTAAATAGATTTTATCCTTGTATGATGTCTGGTCTTGCATATTATTTAAGTCAAAAATATTCACCAGACAGAAGTCAAGAATTAGAACGTAGATATGAAAGTGAGTTATTAAGAGCACTTGATGCAGACAATCAAGGTACATCTACTTTCATTTCACCACAAACATTTTATGGAGATGGAGTATAATGGCTAAATACGCAGCAGGAAAATATGCATACGCAATATCAGATAGATCTGGATTAAGATTTCCATATTCTGAAATGGTTAGAGAGTGGAATGGATCTTTAGTTCACACATCAGAGTATGAACCAAAGCAGCCACAATTAGAACCAAAACCAGTTGGTTCTGATCCACAAGCTTTGTATAACCCAAGACCAAAACCAGCTTCTAAAACAAGTTTAATATTATTACCTAACAATCCTTTTGAATCTATAATTTATGCAGGGACAACTTACATAAATGTTTTTTCACCTAATCATCAAAGAGCTGCAGGCTCTGTTGTAAGATTTAGAGGGCCACCTATTGTAACTTCTGCAGGACCAGCAGGTGCTGATGACGATGCACAAGTTGAATTAAGAAACTTACAAGCGTTTGCGACTATTCCTACGTTTGATAATGTTAGTGATTTAAATAATGCAAGTGGATTTACAATCACTGGATTAGGACAAATAGATGCTGCAGGTGGTGTTCAAGGTGGAACAACATCAGATCCTGTTTCTTTTCCAATAAATTATTTTTACATAACTAGCACTAGCAATGCTACACTTGGTGGTGTAAAAGGTGGTGGAGACAATAATTCAGCTGGACCAGTAACATTAGAGGTAGTAAACGGATAATGGCATATACTTTAACAAATTTACAAACAGATATTAGAAACTACACGGAAGTAGACAGTAATGTTTTATCTGATTCTGTATTAGAAAGAATAATTAAAAATGCAGAATTAAAAATTCATAGAGCAATCGACACCGATCAAAGTGTGTTTTATGCAACATCTAACTTAATTATTGGCAATAGATATGTGACTATTCCAGCTGATTTAAGATTTATTAGATATGTACAATTAAAAAATTCAGAGGGTGATCAGTTTTATTTACAGCAAAGAGACACTAGTTTTATTGCAGAATACTACTCTACACCAGGTACTTCAGCTGTAGATATCCCTAAATATTATGCAAACTGGGATGAAGAGTTTTGGGTGGTAGCTCCAACACCTGATAGAACTTACGAAATTACACTAGCTTATGACAAAGAGCCACCAACAATCACCACAGATACGAGTGGCACATATTTGTCAAATAAATATTCAGATTTACTTTTATACGCATGCCTAGTAAATGCATATGGGTACTTGAAAGGCCCACCAGATATGTTACAATACTATAAAGCGTCGTATGATGAAGCTTTAGAATCGTATGCTATCGAACAAATCGGTAACAGACGCAGAGACGAATATCAAGATGGTGAAGTTCGAGCTCAACTCAATGTCAAATCACCATCAAGTTATGGAAAATAAATAGGAGAAAAAAATGGCAAACATAGTACCATTCGCATTTAAAGGTGAACTCGCATCAGGAACGCATAATTTTAGTTCTGGTGGTGACTCTTTTAAAATAGCATTATACACAGCTAATCCTTACACAACATCAAGCACAGTGTTTTCATCTACAGATGAAGTTAGTTCTGCAGGAAGTAGTAACTATCCTTCAGGAGGTAAAGCATTAACAAGTCAAACAGTTACAGCGACAACTGCTACAACTGCAATTGATTTTGCAGATACGACTTTTGCTAGTGCAACTTTTACAGCGGCATTTGCAGCTATTTATAATACAAGTGCTTCTAATAAATTGTGTGTAGTTTTAGATTTTGGTGGTAACAAGACAGCAACAAACGGAACTTTTACAATTTCGTACCCTGATCCGACTACACCAAGTAATGCGATTATAAGTATAACATCATAAGGAGATAAATGGCGTTAGTAATAAATGATAGAGTAAAAGTAAACAGCACAGCGACTGGAAACAGTCAAACTACTTTTGCGATTGATAATACACCAGTTACAGGTTTTGAAACTTTTAACACTGGAGTAGGAGTTGGTAATACAACATACTATTGTATTTTTAATCAAGGTACATCAGAATTTGAAGTTGGTTTAGGAACATTAAGTTCTACAACTAATTTACAAAGAACTACAATTATTTCTAGTTCTAATTCGGATGCAGTTGTTAATTTTAGTGCTGGAACAAAAGATGTATTTTGTACTCTACCAGCTAGCAAATCTGTCTTTTTAGACGCAACAGGAACACCAGTCGGAGCGGCAAGCAATGGTTTTGCTTTAGCAATGGCGGTGGCATTATAAGGAAAAAATATGGCACAAGATTTTAGAAACAATTTACAAAGAAACGTTGGAACATCAGAAGTTACTTTAGTAACTGGTGGCGACTACGATGCAGTCATTGGAATTAGATGTTGTAATGTTGTTACTTCTACTATTTTAGTTGATGTTTTTATTGAAAGTGGTGGTAATGATCATTTTATCGCTAAAAACGTTTCAGTCCCACCAAACAGTGCGATTGAATTAATTCAAGGTGGAGCAAAAATTGTTTTAGAAAATGGTGATGTATTAAAAGCTAAAAGCGATACTGCTACTAGTTTAGATATTGTCACTTCATTTATAGATAGTATTAGTACGTAAGGAGTAATGTGACGGCAATAGTAAACGGAATCCAATACATCGGAGGCGGAACAGCCCCTGATGAATTTATAAAAAATCAAGCAGCCACTATGGATGGCACTCAAACTGTTGAGAACGGTGTTCTTGCAGGACCTATTACCATACCTGGCACGATTACAGTAACAGGGGTATTAGTCATTGTCTAAAATAGAAGTAAATGAAGTAGTTAAACAAAGTGGTTCCACTCTTACATTAGGAGGCCCAGGAACTACTGTAACTTTAGGATCTGGTGCAACACAAAGTGGTTTTGGAAGATCGGGTTCAGTTAATTGGTGTACAACTGCTAAAACAACACCTTTTACTGCAACAAGCGGTTCAGGATTTTTTGTAAATACTACTAGTGGATCAGTAACAGTAACATTACCAGCTTCACCATCCGCAGGAGACATTGTAGCGATAGCAGACTACGCAGGAACAGCTGGATGTAATGCTATTGTTATTGGAAGAAATGGTTCTAAATTTCAAGGCACTTGTACTTGTGGTGCTCTTAATCAAGATAGAGAAGCTGTAACATTAGTTTTTGCTGATGCTACTCAAGGTTGGCATTCAGTGTCTGATAATACAGAAGGTAAACTTAATAAGCAATATGTAGCAGCGACTGGAGGTTGTGTTTCTACAGTAGGTGATTTCAAAATTCACGTTTTTAATTCTAGTTCAAATTTTGATGTTACTAGTGCAGGAAATTCAGGAGGCTCAAACACAGTAGATTATTTAGTGGTAGCAGGTGGAGGGTCAGGTTCTAATGCACCTCCATCTGGACCTGCTGGACCTGTTTTTTTAACAGGTGGTGGTGGAGCTGGTGGATATAGAGAATCTGCAGGAACAGCATCAGGTAGTTATACAAGATCTCCATTAGGAGCTTGTGTTGCAGCTTTACCTGTATCAGTTCAAACTTATCCAGTAACAGTAGGTGGTGGAGCAGCGGCTGGTACAATAAACGGAACTCCATCAGTTTTTTCAACGATAACTTCAACAGGTGGTGGTTCAGGTGGAGCAGGAGCATCTCCAGCTTGTGGTCAAGCGGGAGGGTCAGGCGGTGGTGGTCATTATAGCACTAAATCAGGTGGAGCAGGTAATACTCCACCAGTTAGTCCAGCACAAGGTACAAATGGTGGAAACGGAACACCTCCTACTACTAATGGTGGTGGAGGCGGTGGTGGAGCAACTGTTGCAGGTGTGAATGCAAATCCAGGAGCAGGAGCAGGAGGAGCAGGAGCTACTTCAGAAATTACAAATTCATCAGTTACAAGAGCTGGTGGTGGCGGTGGTGGAAGTGGTTCAGGAGGATCAGCAGGTGCAGGTGGTTCTGGCGGTGGAGGAGCAGGAGCAGCAGGACAACCTCCCACACCAGCGCACGGAACTGCAGGAACTGTTAATACAGGCGGCGGTGGTGGTGGAAGTACTGACTATAGTTCAAGTGGTTGTGCAGCAGCAGCGGCTGGAGGATCAGGAGTAGTGGTAATAAGATATAAGTTTCAAAATTAGATAAATTATGACAAGTACAATTAAAGTAAATAAAATAGAAAAAGTTGACGGAAGCACAATAGAATTAGGTGGACCAGGCACTTCGGTTAATTTAGCATGTGGCGCTACACAAACAGGATTCGGTAGAACAGGAACAGTTGACTGGTGTACTACAGCAAAGACAAGTCCTTTCACAGCAGTTAGTGGTGATGGTTTTTTTGTCAATACAACATCTGGTGGAATAACAGTAACACTTCCAAGTTCACCATCAGCAGGTGATATTGTTGCATTTAAAGATTACGCTAACACTTGGGATTGTAATGCAGTTACACTTTGTAGAAACGGATCAAAAATTAATGGTCAATGTCAGAATGCAACCTTAAACACTGAATCTCAATCAGTAACTTTAATTTACGTGGATGGTACAAAGGGTTGGCAAGATATCCATGACTCAACAGCAAATGTAACAGGAGCTTCTTTTACGTCAGCAACTGGAGGAACTATTACAACTTCCGGTGATTTTAAAATTCACACATTTACATCAGATGGATGTTTTGCAGTTTCTCAAGTTGGTAATCCTGCAGGTGGTGGAGACAAAGTTTCATATGTGGTTGTTGCTGGTGGTGGCGGTGGAAACACTGGTGGTGGAGGAGCTGGTGGTTTTAGAGAAGGAAAAGATACACCAAAAGATTCTTATACAGCCAGCCCATTAGCGGCAGCTTGTTCAGGTTTAACAGTAACAGCAGCTACTTTTCCAATCTCAGTGGGTGGTGGTGGAGCTGCTTCTGGACCTAGTCCAGCTGTAAATGGTTCAAATTCAATATTTAGTTCAATAACATCAACAGGTGGTGGCGCAGCTGGTGGACCTTCAGGTCCTGGTAATCCAGGTGGTTCAGGTGGAGGAGCACAACAAGGAGCATCAATACCTGGCCCAGCTAGACCAGCATCAGGAGGAACAGGTAATACCCCTCCGGTATCACCACCTCAAGGTAATGCTGGAGGAAGCACAGCATCTTTTGACCAAACAGGAGGAGCTGGTGGAGGAGGAGCCACAGCAGCAGGAGCATCTTCAACTGCACCGCCTGCACCTAACTTAGCAGGACTAGGTGGCGCTGGTGGAGCTGGAGCTACATCGAGTATTACAGGATCTCCGGTTGCTAGAGCTGGAGGTGGAAGTGGGAGTCAATATAACCCTGCCGCACCTGGAACTCCAATTGCAGGAGGAACTGGTGGTGGTGGATCTGGTGGTATATATCCTTCGGCAGTATCAGGAGGAGCAGGAACTACAAACACAGGCGGTGGCGGTGGTGGCGGACCAAATGCTGGAGCAGGTGGATCTGGTGTAGTAATAATAAGGTATAAATTTCAATAGGTAAATTATGAGTACTGTTAAAGTAAATAAAATAACTCCTAGAACATGTAACTCACTTCAACTAGGAGAATCAGGCGACACCTTAACTATTCCGGCAGGTGCTACATTACAAAACTGTGGTACGGCCACAGGTTTTGGTTTATCTTTTTGTTCAACAGTTAAAACTTCTCCTTTTACAGCTACAGCTAATAAAGGTTTTTTTGTTAACACAGGTTCAGCAGTCACTGTAACATTACCTGCATCACCTTCAACGGGGGATGAATTAATTGTTATCGACTCAACAGGTCAAGCAGCAACTAATAATATTACGATAGGTAGAAATGGATCTAAAATAAAAGGTTTGTGTAAAGATGCTGCTATAGATATAAATAGAGGTGGATTAAGAATTGTTTATTCAGGTTGTTCTCAAGGTTGGGTTACAGCAACAGCTGGTAACGATGCAACCATGAAACAAAATTTATTTGTAACTGCAACAGGTGGTAATTCTGTAGTTACTTGTGGTAATTTTAAAACTCACATCTTTACTGCTAACGGTACTTTTTGTGTTTCTTGTGCAGGAAATCCAGGAGGATCAACCACAGTAGATTATTTTGTAGTAGCAGGTGGAGGTGCCTCTAGTAATGGTGGTTATGCTGGTGGTGCTGGAGCAGGAGGTTTTAGACTTTCTAGTTCTTTAGGTATACCCGCTCCTACAATGTCACCTTTAGCAACTCCAACGGCTTTAACAGTTACAGCAACAGGTTTTCCAATCACAGTTGGTGCAGGTGGAACATCAGGCCCAGGACATTGTGGACCTACTAATGGATCAAATTCAGTTTTTTCAACTATAACTTCGGCAGGCGGGGGAAGAGCAAGATACCCTGCATCACCAACAGGTAATGGAGCTGATGGTGGTTCTGGAGCAGGAGGAAGTGGTATAACTTCAACATCTGGAGGATCAGGAAATACTCCACCAGTGTCTCCGCCTCAAGGTAATAATGGAGGTTCAGCACCGGGAGCATCTAGTGGGTTCACAGGTGGTGGTGGCGGTGGAGCAGGCGCTGCTGGTGGCGCTGCTAGTCCACCTAACGCTGGAGCAGGTGGAGCAGGTTCTTTCATAGCAGATGCAGTTATTGGACCAACAGCACCAAGTTTTGGAACACCAGGACCTGTTAGTTCAGTTAGATATTTTGCCGGTGGTGGCGGTGGAGCTGGCGGCGGTGGTGACAGAGGTCAAGCATACAACCCTGGAGCAGGTGGAGATGGAGGTGGAGGAGCAGGCTCACCAGATGCAAACTCTACTGGCGGAGGAAGTGATGGCACAGTCAACACAGGTGGCGGTGGTGGTGGCGGTTCTGAAAGGCCAGGCGCTCAATGTGGAGGTGCAGGCGGTTCAGGTATAGTTGTAATAAGATATAAGTTTCAATAATGGCTGAATTAAAAGTAGATAAAATACTTCCGGCAACGGGATCATCAATAGCTTTAGGGGAATCAGGTAAAACTGTTGTTATTCCTTCAGGAGCAACTTTAGACGCATCTGCTGCATCTTTATCTAATATAGGTGGTGTAGATTATTGTTCATCATTAAAAACCTCTCCTTTCACTGCCTCAGCTGAAAGAGGATATTTTATAAATACAGGTTCAGCGGTTACAGTCACATTACCTTCTAGTCCAAACGTAGGCGATCAAATTATTGTAATTGATGCAACAGGAAACGCATCATCTAATAATATTACATTAGGTAGAGGCGGTTCTAAAATTAAAGGATCATGCACTTGTGCTACGTTAACAACAGATAGAGTTGGAGTTAGAATAGTTTATTCAGGATCAAGTCAAGGCTGGGTAACCGCTACAAGTGCAAATGAAACAGCACCAGTGTTAGATACATCTAAATATGTTACAGCTTCAGGAGGCACAATAACAACATCAGGTGATTTTAAAATACATACCTTTACTTCTTCTGATAATTTTGTTGTATCTTGTGCAGGAAACGCTTGTGGTTCGAATAAAGTTTCTTATTTAGTAGTTGCAGGAGGAGCTGGCGGAGGAAGAGATGCTGGAGGGGGTGGAGGCGCTGGAGGTCTTCGTGAGGGTAAATGTTCATCTGATCCATATACCGATAGTCCCTTAGACGCTGGAACTGGTTTATCCGTGCCAGCCGCTACTTATCCTATAACAGTAGGTGGTGGTGGTGCAGGCGGTGCCTCTTCTGCAGTTAGAGGAACTTCAGGTTCACCATCAACTTTTTCAACGATTACATCAGCAGGAGGCGGTGGCGGAGGTTCTGGTGGATCAGGAGTAAAGACTGGAGCCGATGGAGGTTCTGGTGGTGGTGGCAGAGCTCAATGTAGTAATGCTGGTGGATCAGGAAATACACCCCCAGTTAGTCCACCGCAAGGAAATGATGGCGGTAACGGTAGTACTCCTCCTGGACAACGTTCAGCTGGTGGAGGGGGTGCTACTACTGCCGGTACAACACCTAGTAGTGGTTCTATCGCTCCAGGAGGAACAGGTGCAACAACTTCAATTAATGCATCTGCAATAGCGTACGCAGGTGGTGGAGGAGGAAGTTCAAATAGTGGATGTATAGGAAGCACTGCTTCTTCCTGTGGAACAGGTGGTTCACATGGAGCAAATGGAACAACTAATAGAGGCGGCGGTGGCGGAGGAGAAGGTGTAGGAGATTCAGGAACTGCAGGAACGGGTGGTTCAGGAGTAGTAATAATTAGGTATAAATTTCAAAATTAATGGTTTTACAAACTTTAACAAATAATATATAAGGAGAACATTATGGCACATTACGCAAAACTAGGAGCAAATAATAAAGTTATAGCAGTTCATGTTGTAGCTGACAAAGATTGTCAAAATGCTGATGGTGTTGAAGATGAAGAAGTAGGCAGACAGTTTTTGGAAAGAATCCATAGCTGGCCTCTTTGGAAAAAAACATCATACAATACTTTTAATAATACACATAGATTAGGTGGAACACCTTTAAGAGGTAACTACGCAGGAATAGGTATGACTTATGATGATGATAACGATATTTTCATTGGTAAGAAACCTTATGCTAGTTGGGTTCTAAATGTGGCAGAAGCAAGATGGCAGTCACCAGTCGGTGATGCACCAGCATTATCTGAAGAAGAAGCAGCTACTTACAGATATGAGTGGAATGAATCTACAGGTGCTTGGGATAAAGTCGCTAGATAATCCACTTGACATTATTATTAGAGTTAATTACATACTAGATAGGTATGCAAAAGAAAGTATTAACAGAAGTTGATTTATATTGCGGTAAAGTTGATATGCCTAAAGGCTTTGAAATTGATCGTGATAAAATTAAAAATGATATTTTAAAATCATATGTTACTGAAGACAGAATAAATAATAATCCTAGAACTTATTCTTATAAAAATTATAAAGTACCTTTTTCACAACCATTACAATGGATGCAAGACTACATGAGAGATCATTGGAAAGTAGAATATGGTCCTACGTTAGTGCCAAAAGACATGCACGCAAAAGTTTTACATCCTAAAGAACAATCTGTTTTAATGCATTCTGTAGATCCCGTTGACTTAAGAAACTCCCCAGATTATACATTTATATATGGTGTAGATGTAGAACCAGAGTCATGTGAATGTATTATTGAATATGATAATAACAGAAGAAAAAATAGAACGTGGCATATACCAGTTAAAAATAATCACTTTATTATGTTTCCTGCTACACAAAGATATATGATTACAGAAAATACATCTGATAAAATAAATACAATTTTGGTTATAGATTATGAATATATCTAATTTTATTGAGACATATAAAGTATCAGAATCACTTTGTGATGATTTAATAAAATACTATGAAAATAATAAAGAATATACAAAGTTAAGAAAAGATATTCCAAATACTAATGATTCTTTATTTTATAACGACTCCCAAAATCCAACAATTCAAAAGTTTTTTAAATCTTTAGGTGATGCAGTAACAGAATATGCAAAAAAATATAATTTACGTAATGCTCTTAGAACTGAAGTTACTAATAAAATTCAACATTATCAACCAGGTGCTGGTTATTCTGTTTTGCATTATGAAAGAGGTGGTAAAGCTGTTGCAGATAGACAGGTTGTTTACATGTTATATTTAAATACTGTAAAAGATGAAGGTGGGACTATATTTCCTCATCAAAAAGTTCATACTAAAGCAATAAAAGGAGATCTTATTTTATGGCCTGCAGATTTTACTCATCCCCATGCAGGAATAATTTCTAATACCGAACAAAAATACATTGCAACAGGGTGGTTTGTCATAGCATGAATATAACTAATTATTATTGGTATTTTCAATCTGTAATACCGCCAAGAATTTGTGATATGATTGTGCGATATGGTAAGGCAGAAAAGAACAGAGAGATTATGGCCATTACAGGTGGTTTTGGTAGAGATAGAGATTTGAATAAACAACCTCTTACAAAAGATGAAATAAAAGATTTACAGAAAAAAAGAGATTCAAATATTGTCTGGATGAACGATAGATGGATATACAAAGAAATTCAACCCTATATTAGAATGGCAAATACAAATGCAGGTTGGAATTTTGATTGGGATTGGTCGGAATCTTGTCAGTTTACCATATATAAAAAAGGTCAGTATTATGATTGGCATTGTGATAGTTGGGATAAACCTTATGCAGAAGAAGGTCCAACAAAAGGGAAGATTAGAAAATTATCTGTAACCGTAACGTTAACAGATCCAAAAGAATACAAAGGTGGAGAGTTAGAGTTTGATTTTAGGAATTTAGATCCTGATAAAAAACCTAATGTTAGAACATGCACAGAAATATTACCAAAAGGCTCTTTGGTTGTATTTCCTTCATTTGTATGGCATAGAGTCAAACCCGTAACAAAAGGAGAAAGGAATAGTCTAGTAATATGGAATTTAGGCTATCCATTTAAATAATATGAATGATATAAAACAAGGCGGAAGCAGTAAACCAAAAGGACATGTAGATTTTAAATCTGCGTTTTATTTTCAAACACCCATCTGGATTGCAGAGGCACCAATGTTTCTTAAAAACGCAATTAAAGTAACAGATAAATATATTAAGAAAGCTGACAA